GGACACGTTGTAAAACATGGGTGGTGCTCCAATAAAGAAGAATGTAGTAAAGTCTTCTCCGCCAGCACAATACAGCTTAATCTGGACTGTGCTATCAGCAAAGCGTGCATACGCCATCTGATAAGCCATTCCAGTAGGAGCATACTGCCCCTTAAGCTGGTTTGTGGTGTAATTGGCTCTGCCTCCAGGCAAGAACCGAGTCGGATTGGAGTAGGGAATCTCCCACTCCATAGTTGGGCAAACTGCATAATTCGACGCAGTGCCACCAGCCAATGTAGTCTGGTTAGCCTGTATCATCATGGACTTGTCCAACTTATCTGACGATATACCCATCGCGATCTCACCTGCTGAATAGGGGACAGTGGTGCCTGGAAGGCGCGCCACTTGAATGTCCCCTACAACAGGAGCGGGATTCGAGAGTAAAGACATATTCGATTTCCATCGAATGCCCCCTCTCCACCCCGCAAACGCGGGTACGAGAAAATTGATGAAAGTCATCATGCCATAGTTGTACTTGCCTTTGGCAACATCATCTATGCCACCCGGTACATATCCACGGTGAAACGGGAAAGAAGACATCTGCAACACAAAGTTACAGCGCTTCGCTTCCGTAGCACTACGAATGCACGGGTGGTGGTAACAAAAACGTTTGACCAAATCTCTCATGGAGACAATAGTTTCTCCAAAGAAGACATGATCATACGCATCATCCAGCTTGAGGGCATTGCCCATACTTTCATCAGACTCCTGGTCCATCGGCTTGTTGGGTTCGGTGGTGTTTTCACCGTCCACCATAGCCATCTCGTCACCAGCATGTGGTTCCACCTGAGCCACTGCTGCATTTGGTTCCGAGAACCAGAAGTACTTAGCCAAACAATCAGAAGGGTTTCTGTACTGAACATCATCACCCATACTAACGAATACATTGACTTCAATGTCATTGTCCACGTCAGATGGAACTGTGAGATTGTTCACCACATAGACCCCAAGAACCCCGTTACTCTTATCGGGCTTCAGGGGTACGTCCCCAATGGTCACCCCAAAGGGTGGATCGGTGACGCTCCCTTCTATTCCAGGAAACCAAGTGCCCAGGAAAGGTCTGTTGGTACCCCAACCGATCTCTACTGTGAAGTCCTTTTCCTCAGAAATGTCGACTATGTGCGTGTAATTTGTTACATACTCATTGGTCAACAAGTAATGAGGATCATAGACTATCTTCAACCTCCCCTTGTGGAAGTTTGAAGAAACCACTTGGAACCGGAACTTCATGGTACCTCTCCACTCATTGAATGGCATCGCTGCATATCCACATGCCGTCATATGTAATTCGGGCTGTGGAAAGGTACCTGACACAAAGTTCCACAACGTGGGCGTCACTGCGGAGAACCAGAGTCCGGTTTCCCCAACAGCTGACGTTGGCCACGAGAAAGACGTCAAGAAAGACTCTCTAGTCGCAATAGACTTGATAGACATCTCATCGTCTCCTCCCAGCCCCACAGTTCGTGGATCAATGGTCAACTCTTGTTTGGCATCAACCGACAACTTGGTAGTGTTGTCGGAAACATTGGTATTGGCCATGTTCCCCATCACGCTTGGGCGATAGGGTAACGTGGGCTCAACCACATTTGGTTTGCAAAAGCCGAGGGCGCTTGCGGCACCCCCGATAGCTTGCGCACCAATTTCGGTTGCTCTCGCATACTTGCCAATACCAGGGACGTCCTTCAACTTCCCAGCAACTCTAGCGACGGTCGAAGCGGGTTTGGAAATAATTCCTTCCCCATACTCATCACCAGCGTGGGGTTCCACATCAAACCTACCAGGAGCAATCTGCCCAGGACCAACGTTTGTTGGCACAGATAGTGCCACATCCTCGGCCCAAGCAAACACAGAAATATTAACTGTATCTGTGGCTCCATTGGCATGCTTAAGCTGTTGCAAAGTAGCAATGTCGATCCGCCCCATGAGGTTATACTCCTCATCGGGGATGGAAAGACTGTTATGCATCCAGAAGAACGGTAACACCAACTCCCCTCCGGAGTTGGTGGTTGGGTCCAAGTACACATGCGGTTTCTGCGACAACCCTACAACGTCTGCCGAAAATCCAGAACGAGCTGGAATAAATTCGGTAAACGATTCTAGGGGCAGATAAGCCGCAATCAACCTCCCATAGTGAAAACCGTTGCCATTGATCACGAACTTCACGTGCAATTTGCACTGCAAGTTTTTGAAATTGGCAATACGGTCATTCACTCTAGGATTTTGAAAGTACAAGGCCCAGGGGTTGAACTCGTCGAACAAAGTTGTCGACGTGCTCCAC